GCGGCGAGTAGTGGACTGCTACAATCGCTTGCTCCTGCTATTCTCGGTGGTGCGCCGTTAGCTGCTATATTGGGGAGACAATACTTGGACAGTCGTGGTAAGCCGCCTGGAACTCCAGCAGATATCGTTGCTCCTGCACCCGCTCCTGGTGCTGACTTGCTTAATACAAAAGGTCCAGGCTTTGAGCCTGAAGTTCCACGTCCTCCTGGTTCGATAACGGATACCGCTGGATTTAAGCCTGAGTATGGAAATGCTCCCGCTGCTGAAGCTATTCGTTCAGCGGTTGCTCCTGCTGAGGTTGCTCCACGCCCATTGTTGCAAACCGCTGGTGTTGATTTGCAACCTGCGCCCGCTCCTGCGCGTGCACCGAGTGGTCCTGGATTTGATCCAGAAATTCCACCGTCTCCTGTTAAGGAAGCGATTGATAAAGCATTTCCCGCTGATGAACCAGCACCACCACGCGCTAAGACTCGTGCTAAGCCGAAAGCAAAGATAAGGGTTCGTGCCTAATGCCTATGCCACGTATGAGTGATCCATTACGTTTAGCTGATGGATCGCTCGTTTATCCTGATGGTCGTCTGGAAGCCGAAGCGCCTGTGCGTGTCGAGGTGCCGACACCTGCTGAAGCACAACGCATTGTTGTAGCCGCGCGTCGCAAGCTGAGTGAATTACCTGAAGTTCCTAAGACAATGAACGCCGTGAGCGTCATTCTCAGCTATACGCTATTTGGTTTGGATGAGGAAGAGATTGCAATCGCAACGTCACTGACCATTGATCAGATTGGTCGAATGAAGAAGAGCGATGCGTATCAGCAAATGCATGATGCGATTGTGCGCAGTGTGTTGGATAGTGAAACCAGCGTTGTTCGCGATTTGTTTGTGAAGAATGCGAAGAGTGCCGCACAGGTGATCGTGCGTGCGATGGATGAAGGCACACGCGCTGATCGTATGGCTGCTGCTAAGGATATACTTGATCGTAGCGGTCATCGTCCTAGTGATGTGGTTGAACACCGGCATAAACTCGACGGTGGGCTTGTGATTGAGATCGTGCGTAAGGAAGTTTCGACCATGCCGCTGATTGATATGGAAGTGGAGCAATAAGATGTCGTTTGTCGCTGGTAGAGCTATTGCCGTAGCTGCTGGAGCAACCATTCCGCTGCCTGCTGTTATCGATGTTGGTGGTAATGCGCCACCAATCACATTGTATTCGCATATGCGTATTCCGATTGGTCCTGTTTCGATTTCATTTGATACCGGACAGAGTTATGCAATTACAGGTGATACTGTTGTTCCTATTCCTCCAGGTGCAACACAGATGACTTGTAGTGGTGCTATATCTGTGATGGTAGGGCAAGATCATTGAGCACCAAACGCTATAAGATTACCGAAGGTGGTATGCATGACCTGTTCCACCAGAGCAGGAAGAAGGTGCAGTTTATCGGTGGTGGATTTGGTAATGGCAAAACCGCTGCGACTTGTATCAAGGCGTTGAAGCTATGCAAAGACTACCCAGGGTGCAATGGTCTGATAGCACGTTCCACTTATCCCAAGCTGAACGACACAATAAGGCGAGAGTTCTTGCAGTGGTGTCCTACTGCGTGGATCAAGCGTATGCCGAGCCGGGACGAAAACACGTTGCTGTTGAAGAATGGCTCAACAGTGAACTTCAGGTATGTTGCACAGCAAGGGAAACAGACCGAGGACTCCAAATCGAACTTACTTTCAGCCACCTACGATTGGATTGTGGTGGATCAGCTTGAAGACCCTGAGTTTAGTCACAAGGACTTCATGGATTTGATGGGACGACTACGTGGTAACACCGAGTATATGGGTGATGACCCGAATATGCCGCGTGTTGGTCCACGTTGGTTCATGGCTACGCTAAATCCGACACGGAATTGGTGTTATCGTGAGATTGTAAAACCGCTGCATGATTTTACTGAACGTGGTGTTGTAAATCCCAAATTGCTTTGTGAAGTCGGTGATAATGGTGAGCCGCTGTTGGTGGATGGCAAACCAATACCACTGATCGAGTTGTTTGAGGGCAGCACGTATGAGAACGTGGAGAATGTAGGTGAAGACTACATTCGTGGAATGTTATCCACCTACACGGGATCGATGCGTGACAGGTTTGTGTATGGTAAGTGGGGTGCATTGAGCGGATTGATATATCCGCAATTCGATGAGACTGTGCATACGTTCAAGCATGAAGATGCACGCTTGTATTTGAAGCAGATGCGCATGATGGGCTATCAGCCGACGTTCATAGAAGGCTATGACCATGGCTTGTCCAGGCATAGTTGCTATGGCTTGTTCTTCGCTGATGATGACAGCAATATCATCCTGCTGGATGGATTTCGTGTAGCCGAGTTGCCTGTTGCTGGTGCAGCTAAACTGATTGCGTCGATACGCGCTGAGTATCGCATCGATGATGACGAACTCGAGCCAGTGTTTGCTGATCCTGATGTGTTCAGGCGCAAGACTGGTAATGCACGCACTGTTGGTGAGACGGTTGCGAACATGTTCTTGGAAGAAGGCATCAAGATGCAACGCGGTAACAGCGACATCAATGCTGGTATCGCGAAGAACTGGCAATACCTCACGCCATTGGCGATGCATGAGAACCCGATCAATGGTTTCCATATGGCACCGCACTTCTATGTGTCGGATAACTGTCAGTGGTTCATTGATGAGATTACGGAGTATTACTTTCAACGCGACGGGAGCGACGAGACAACCGATAAACCTGTTGATCGTAATGATCATGCTATGGACATGTGGAAGTATGCGATGAGTAAGCGTCCACGGTTGGCACGCTATACTGGTAAACCAGATCAGGTTCCCGCATGGATGGCATGGCATGAGATTGAGCGTGCTCAACGGAGTGGACCGAAAGCGAGGCACAAATGAACCTGATCATTATCATCCTGCTGATCCTGCTGTTGTTTGGTGGTGGTGGATATTATGGATACCATAGCGGGTATTATGGTAATGGCGGTATTAGCATTATCGGTTTGGTGTTCTTGGTTTTGGTAATTGCATTGCTATTCGGTGGATTGGGAAGGTTCTAATCGATGGCTGGACCTGTATCCAACTACTCAGATGAGATCGCTGCTGCAATGGCTGAGGCAGAGAAGCAAAACCAGCTTAACCCACAACCTGATCCAGCAAGTGGTTTGCCATATGCTCCTATGCCACAAGTGAGAACAGAAGGTGAGGACATGGCACGTATCGGTAGGTTTCTGCGTCCGTCTGCGATGGTAGATGATCGTCGTAACAATACCGTGGTTGATGAAATATTGCAGTCCATGAGTGATGACTTTACGAAAACACTAAGACACGCTAATCCATTTAGGGAACGCTGAAGATGAGCGGTAGTTTCGAACAAGACGATCCACAACTTGAACTCGATACGGCTGCTGATCCGCTAGAGCAATCGCTTGTTCAAGCAGATGTTGGTCTGCCTGCTGAAGCGGAACCACCTGCTGTGTATAAGGCAATGCCTGACTCGCGCATACCTGTAAGCAGTAAGCGTGGTGGTATATGGCGCAGTCGTAGAGATGCAAGTCAGAAGGGCATGAAGGATCTAATCGATGCATGGGATGAAGCTATTCGCTATTATAACCATGATCAATCCGACCATCGCGATGGTACTGATGCTAATGTCAGCGGTAATCGTCATGTAGCACGTCGATTGAATGAACGCTTCTCGTCAACCGAGAATATCGTGTTCTCGAATGTGAATGCACAAATCCCTGAGTTGTATGCGAAGAACCCGGTTGTTGAGGTAACAGCACGACCGGATGTTGATCCGACCAAGGATGAACGTGGTGATGCATTCGCACGTGCGATTGAGAAGTTAATCAATGCACTGTTCCGAATGAAGAACATTCCAGGTGTGAACATTAAGCCGAAAGCGAAACGCAATGTGATCATTGCATTGCTGACGAACAATGCATGGTTTGAAGTTGGGTATACGCAGAAGGATAAGAGCAGTGAACAGGCTGCCATGGATTTGCAGTAGTTATCGGATAAGCTTGCTGCTGCGAAGGATGACAAGGAGATTAGGGAAGTTGAGGCTGCGCTTACTGCGTTAGAAGAGAAGATCGAGTTCTTGCAGCCAAGTGGTCCGTATGTGCGTATCCGTTTGCCTCACCAAGTATTGGTTGATCCGAATAGCAGTGATCCCGCTGGTGGTGATGCCAACTGGATGATGATCGAGGATATGCTGCCGACTGAGTATATCAATGCGATATATGGCGAGAAGGATGATGATAAGGATGAGGTGAAGTCGATATTCGAGCCGACGCATGTGCTGACTGGCGGTGGTGGAGATGGAGACGATAAGGAATTCTCGCTGTTCAGCAAGAAAGATAATGCCTATTCGGCTTACGGATTTGATAGTGCTGATCAGTTTGATAAAGCATGTATGACCAAGATTTGGTATGTGTGGGATAAGGTCACACGCCGACTGGAGATGTATGCTGATAACGACTGGAAGTGGCCGATATGGGTATGGGATGATCCGTATGGATTGCAGGGCTTCTTTCCTCTGACCAAGTTGTGGTTCCATGAAAATCCTGTCGCTATGTATGCTAAGGGTGAAGTCAGCTACTACCTGGATCAGCAAGACCAGATCAACGAGATCAATGACGAGAAGCGACGTGCGCTGTTATGGGCCAGGCGCAATATCTTTTATAACCCTGAAACCGGAATTACTCAGGAGATTGCGGACAAGATATTGAAGGGACCGGATGCAACCGCGACACCGATCAAGTTGCCTGAAGGAATGAAGGGCACCGACGCGATCTTTAGCATACCGCCGCCAAGCACTGCGTTTGCACCGCTATTCGATAAGAAGGACTTGTATATGAGCGTGGATCGCATCGCGGCCACGAATGAGGTGGAACGCGGGGGTGAATTTAAGACGAACACGACGAATAAGGCCATCGATTACTATAGCACGCAAGGCAACATGCGCATGGACATGCGTCTGGATGCGATTGAGGATGCACTTGGTGATGTTGGTTGGAAGTTGGCGCAGCTTTGCTTGAAGTTCATGGACCCGCAGACGGTGTTGGAGTTGACCGGCCTGGATGTTGCTGAGTTCTGGCGTCCGCTGGATAATCTACGCGATTACAGTGCGTTTAGTGTGCAAGTGGTAGGTGGTAGCACACAGAAGTTGACCAGTCAGCAGAAGAAGCAACAGGCTGTGCAAATTGGACAGGTTATGGCGCAGTATGTGCGTGCTGCTCCTGCCAGTGCACTGAAGGTCTCGTTGAAGATGATGAGCGAGGCATTCGATGAGTTCGTTATTACGAAAGAAGACTGGGATAGCATAGCTGCTGAAGTGCAGATGATGGCTCAGTCTCAACAAGGTGGAGCGCCGGGACAGCAACCTCCTGTTGGTAATGGTGCTAGTTCCCCTGGACAACCAACGCCAGATGGTGTCCAGCCCGGTGCACCACAGGCAGGTGGTGGTATGCAAGT